AGGTGAGTGTCCATCGCGTCGGTGCGGTAGCCCTCGAGCGCCTCGGAAATTTCCGAGTGGATGAGTGCGATCTTGGTGGGGATCACGAGGTGCATGTTGTTAGAGTCGACTCCGTCCCACCATCCTGCCTTGGCGGAGGCGAGGTGGGTCTCGGTGACGAGGGCACTCACACCCTCAAGGATCAAAGCCGCAGCGTCTGTGCCCATAGTTATTCATCCTCTCTCTTTGAGTTTGTTTCCGACAACCTCAGGTAATATGAGTTGAGGGAAATAAGTAATCTTCCCCTCACGTTCAACTGCCAACATCAAACGTCCTTTTAATAGGATAGGTTTAATGGTGATAGTTGCCACGTTATTCATCCTCTCTCTTTGTGCTGTCCTCGCCGCGGGGGCGGAGCAACTTCCACGAAGCCTCGTTGGTATAGATGCTGCCCATGAACCCGAGGGACTTCTGGAGTTCCGGGTACTTGGCGTGATGCAGGATCATTGTGTCGTGATAGCAGTTCCGGATGCGGAGACCTGCCTTCAAAATGTACTGGATGTCGTACAGTCCGTTCTGGAACACCTTGGGTACGGAGCTGGAAAGCACCCGCTCCACCATGTTCCACGCCTCGACCTCTTCCTCATGAGTGTCCCAATAGGACCCGTGGATTTTGCGGGAGTCCCAAAAGGGGATAACATACGCTTCGTACTTGGACGGCGCGAAGCCGATGCAGGTGATAGTGCGAAGCTTGGTCTCGATGTCGGTGCCAAGGATGGCGGCGCGGAGGAGTATCTTCTCGATCTCCTCAAGGTCCTTGAGGGTGGGGTCAAAGTACACTGTGCGTTCCGGCCGCCGCACCTCGGGGAAGTGGGACTCCCGCTCCGCCTTCAAGAGGTCTGCGAGGACGATTGGCCGCTTGGCCCAGTCCCGAAGTACAGCAGCAGGGTGGAACGTGGGGAGAACCTTATAGGGGACAAGAGTTCCGGGAGAAACAGTGCCACGGACCGTGGTAATTTTCGGAGCATGTAGGAGGGCCCAGGATGCGGTCCCTCCAAGAGCCACAACCACATTTGGTCGGACCTCTTCAAGCTCCGCACGCAGGCGTTCAAGCTCCGGTAGAAATTCAGGTCGGAGATACTTTCCGGAAGAGAGCGGGGGTAGGAGATAATCCCTTCCCACTTCGTTGCGGGCTCCGCAGAATTCATCGAGCTTGTTGCCAGGAGGTCGAATAGATAGGACGTTGGTGAGAAAGACCTCGGAACGAACAATTCCCGCCTCCTTGAGCATGACTGTGAGTTCCTGACCCGCCGCCCCCATGAAGGGCAGGCCGGAATTTTCCTCGTCCTCCCCCGGCGCCTCACCGACCAGTGCGATGCGTGCAGTCTTGGGGCCGGAGGTTGATATGCGCCGGGGGTGAAGCATAGGTCAGTCCTGCATTTCGGCAGGAGGCATCACGCGCTCCAGCCGCCCCGCCGACTGGTTCCCCTTGCGGTTCTTCTCGAGGGCCTCGGCCACGGCAGCGACGCCTTCCTCGGGAATTTTGTTGGCGGCCTGCCGAATGATGAGGTCGATCTCACCAGCGATGGCGAAGTAGGTAGCCCCGTCGATGTAGTTGTCTTCGACCACACCGCCGGTGATGATCCTGGCCACCTTGGTCAGGACCTGGTCGAGGGCCTCGAGCACGCCGAGCGGCATGTCGGTACGCTGAATGTGCTTGCGCATGACCTGCTTGAGTTCGCCGGCCGCGGTGAGGTTGACGATGGGCTCACCGTAGGTGACGTTGCGACTCCTGTTGGTGAGGTCGATGCCTTCGTTGAGAAGCCTCGAGCGGATATTGGCGTGTTGCGACATTACTTGTCTCCTTCGGAAAGGGTTTTGAGTTTGTGGTACTTCTTCCAGGCCAGAGCAGAACGAGTATAGTAATCCTCGTCCTTCTCGATACCTAGAACCTGGCCGGCGCCAAGGGTGTCGGCGGCGATCAAGGCATTGGCGGAACCCGAGGTCGGGTCCAGCATTCGAGTGTTCTCATCCACCAGCATTGAGAAGAAGTGCTTGAGAACAGGGACTGGCTTCTCGCTCTGGTGGATCACGCGGGAGGTCGGCGCGGCATAGGAGTTTCCAGTGGCCTTGCCGGGCACGAACTTGCGGTCACCCCTGGATATGAGCAGGGCAACCTCGGTCGTGTTGCGGGGGCGGCGAGTGGCGTCGGACATGATGCCCCTGTTGTCGCTCTTGTGCCAGATGAGGGGGACGTCCTGCACCCACAGATCGGAGCAGTTCTCCGCAAAGAACTGGCGCGTCTCGACATGGAACTTCCAAGCGTGCCAGAAGATGATGTGCGCGCTGGAGGAAACGAGGCGGTCGAGGTTGTCGGCGAGGGCGCGGAGCAGCGCAATGTACAGGTCCGGGCTGTCATCGTACGTCCCGTGGGAAAGGGAGTTGGCTTGGTCCGAGTCCTGAATGTCGATCCCGTAGGGGAAGTCGCAATGCAGGAGGTTGAAGGGCGTGCCTCCATACGTGGCAGCAAGCTCGAGGAAGTCCCCGTTGATGATGGGAGCATCGGGGTGGACCGTGAAGGCTGAGGGTGGAGGTGGTGGAGTGGCGGGGGCGGGACTTGCAGGTTCCTCGAGGGGGTGCTCCCGCACAGGGGTTTCGCCCAGCCCCGGCGGCGGGCGGTCGAAACTCTCACCCTGGATTACAATGTCCTCGATGGCGGCAGTCGCCGCTTCCTTCCGCCGCTCCAGTTTGTTGGAGAAGGCGGTGTAGGCTGCGGAGAAACTCGGGGCGGAGAGAAGCTCCTCATCCCCATCTTGGATCGCCTCGGCGAGGACGAGCATCCGGGACACCGAGGAGTGGGTCACGCCGACCGCGCTCGCTGTCTGCTCCTGCGTCCACTTGGGGTCGGTGTCGAGGAAGCGGTTGTGGATGGAGTAGACCGCCTCGACGAACTCCGGCCAAGACAGGTCTTGACGTTTCACGTTCTCCTCGAACTCGAGGATGTCAAGTTCCGCGCGGTTGAGCTTGTGCTTGGCGAAGCGGGCTGGAATGTCGGGAAGGCCAAGCGCAATGCAGGTCGTCAGGCGGCGTTCGCCCATCACAAGCTGCGGGGCACCCTCCGCATTCTTCCAGACCACGATCGGCTGGAGGACGCCGTACTGACTGATGGATGCTTCGAGGTCGTCGGTGGTGAAGATTTTCCGTTGACGCTCTTCTCGAAGGACTACGATGTCCGTGCACTTGATGCGCACGACTTCATCCGACACAAAGTCTACCACAATGGACCTCCAGTATTATGGGTAGTTGGGGCTGCACCCATGCACAAGTGCAGCCCCGATCGAGAGTACGCTAGACCTTAGCTCTCGATGGTGGTGACGAGCCGGTCGATGGAGTCGAACTGCTCTTCCGGGTTGCGGTTCGAGGTCACCCGAACCACCGACATGTAGACCGGCTGCTGCGCCAGCTCCGGGATGATCTCGCCGAGGGTGCGACCCTCGACGGCGATGCCGAGGCTGTCGGCGAACTCGACCAGACGGTACTGCGCCTCGGGCGTGAGCCAGAACGTGTACCGCCGGGTGATCTCGTTCAGCGGCCGGCCCTGCAGGGCTTCGGTCAGTTCGTCCTGATCCACGTCATCCATCGGGGCGACGAAGCTGCAGGTCAGCTCGAGGATGGGCTTCGGGCCCTCCTTCGTCTTGGCCTCGTCCAGCTTGTGGCTCTTGATGATGCCCTGGAAGGTGCCCTCGGGGAGCGGCTTCGGCTTGTGGATTTCGGAAGTCGGGGTCGACATCAGCTTGGAAAAGTCGGGCATTCTTTTAGTCTCCGTGTTGTGGCCACAAAGGCCGGAACCTCAGTACGCCATTGTGCTGAGGGTATGGTAGCGGGGCGGACCCCGCAAACTCTTAGCTGCACCCTGTGGTCGTGCCACAGGTATCGCAGACATAGCAGTGGCCGCTCACCCGAAGGGTAAGGGACTGGCAGGAAAGGCAGGGGTCCCCGGTGTAGCCGGAGGCGATGGACACCTCGCGGGAAGTCAGGGTGGATGAGGTCGCCGGGGCTGGAGAAGTCGAAGGCGCGAGGACGGGGGTGGGTTCAGCTTCCACTCCGGCCGCCCGGCGGGCGTCGGCGAGTTGCTTCTGGCGATTGCCCCTGTAGTATCCAAGGCTCATTTCTTCTTCTCCTTCTTCTGCTTGTTCCGGCGGATCAGCTTCTTCAGCGCCGGGATGGATGGTCGCTTACTCTTGGACTTCCGAGCCACCCCCATCTCCTTTCGAGGAAGAGGAGCGGGCCGCCGCCTTTCGGCGCAGGGCTTCCTCTTTCCGCCGCTGGGCTCTGCCCCCGGCCTTGCGTTTCGCTGCCTCCCCGGCGAGGAGGAAGGGTGAGCGTTTTCCTTTTACCATCGCCGCTCACCCCCGCACGGCCTCGAAGAACTTGGCCAGCCCATCGGAAATGTCGTACTTGGGTGCGACCTTGAACGGGTTGGGGTTCTTCAGGTCGAGCAGACCGTGAGGGATGGTATGGATTTCCCGCTTGGCGTTGGCGCCGACGCCGACCCGCGCGACCTCCAGCATCGAGTTCACGTACCGCCCGACCTTCGGGGGCAGAGCCTTGCCGAGGGCATTGGGGTACGCCTTGGTCCCCTGGCCGAGGTCGCGGTAGAGGACGTGGGCGGTGAGGATCACGTTGGTGTTGAAGTCCTCACCGTAAAGCATGGCGAGGAAATCCTCCACCATGTTCTGCGCGATACCCCAATCGGCCTCGTAGACAGGGCCGGCGGGCCGGGCGTTCGAGGCGAGGACGTACTTCATCGCCGCGTTGCAGAGGAAGGTGAAGGAGTCGATCACGAGGATGACCTGGGGTCCCCAATTCTCCGGCTTGCCCAGGTCCTCGAACTCCGGATGACCCTCCCCGATGATGATGGGCTTGCCGGCGGCGTCGAGGACTACCGCGCCGTTCTCGTCCCGCTGCTTCTCCCCCTTGTTGGTCCAGCGCGTCATGTACTTCATAGTCCTGGGCCAAGCGGAGGCATCGGCGATTGCGATCTTCCCTGCGATGTCCTTGAACTTGTTCGAGAGGGTGACGTAGGACACCCTGTCGAGAACCTCGGCGGGCTCTTTGGAGAGGACTCCCTTCAACACATCGAGGCCGTTGTCGAGGTCGATGATGCGGAGTTCGTACCCCGCCTTGGCGAGGGATGCGAGGGCGCCGGTCTTACCGGACCCGCTATCTCCAAGTAGGAGCATCTTGGTCAGCTTGCCTGACTGGTGGGCGGAGAGTTTGGGCATGTGTGGGACTCCAGTTAGATGTCGAGGTCGAGATCGTCGAGGGTTAGCTCGGGGGAGGGAGAAGTCACCCGAGACTTTGGGGTGGAGAACTTGGCGACGATGGCGAGGTGCGCATCGAAGTCCGCCTGAGCGGAAAGGACCTTCTCCCTGCAGGCTATGTAGGCGGCGTCGGTCGTAGCTTGGGGATCGTTCCCCTGCGCGGACGCGGAGGTAATGATGGGGAAGGGGTGCCCGTCCTTCTGGATGGAGTGGGAGCGGGAAACTGTGATGGAGTACTGCCGCCCCTGCGCGAGCCAGAAGTCCCCGTTCATCCGGTGGAACTGAGAAATGTAGTAGTCCTCACCGGGGAGGATGAGAGAGAGGGTGCTCATTTCAACCTCACGCCGAAGAGGATGGTGGAAAGGATGGCCAGGTAAAGCAGGCCATAGAGGACAAATTCCGCTTCCATCAGATGTCTCCCCGGATTTGCAGCGGGTCCCAATACCTGGGCTTCGTGGACTGGAGGAACCACAGTTCGCGGGTGGAAGCGGGGCGGGCGCAAATCTCCCTGAAGGGGCAGCCCCCGTAGTTCCCACAGCTCTTGTCGTTCATGGGCCAGTACCCCTGCTCCGCGAACTTGATGGCGAGGGCGAGGTAGAACTTGGTGTCCCTGAACCACTCCTCTCGCTGGTCATCCTTGCGGTAGATGGGGCCGCGGAGGTAGCGGGAGAAGGTGACTGCAACTTGGGCGAGGTCGATGATGACGCCCTGGACCGGCACATGCCAGACGACCGAGGCGGAGAAGTCATAGAGCCCCATCTGGTTGTCAGGCTTGTAGTGCTTGAAGGAGTCGGCGGAGATTGTATTCTTCGAGGTCTTCCGATCCAGCACCATGACGTTGCCGGAGTCGTCCTCGACCAGCCGGTCGATGTGGCCACAGATCATAAAGGGCTGGCCGTCCGGGGTGGTCATGTCGATCTCGTAGCGGAAGGACAGCTCGACCGCGGGCTTGCCGTTCGCGAGCTGGATGGTGTGGAGCGGGTCGGAAGCGAAGTGATCGAGGTACCAGAGGACTGTGCGAACGAGGGTGAAGCGGTTCTTGTTCGCATCGTCGGAGTTCCACGGCCGCCAGTGACCCTCGGCGTCCCGCTCGACGGTGGCCTCGAGGCAGTAGCGGAGGGCGTAATCTGTAGCGTCCTCGTGAGAGCCGCCTGCGCTCCGCATGTGGTCGTAGATTTCGAGGGCCTTATGGTAGTGGCCGCCGAATATGAGGTGGACACTCTCCGCCCTGGTCTGCCGCGCCCGGATCATAGTGTAGTAGTATTTGCGGGGACACTCCTTGAGCAGGCCGAGGGAGGTTGAGTCCCAAGCAACCTGCAGGTTGGGGATGGACGCAGAGAAGGATGAGTTCTGCTCAGCAGTGACAAGTGGCAGGTTGTCCATGCTCACACCCCAAGGTCGAGGTCGAGGTCGGCGGCGGTGAGTTCCGCGGGCAGGGCTACCTTGGGCGCGGCCTTGGTTGCCTTGGGGCGGGCGGCCTTGGTGGCATCCTGCTTGAGGAAAGTCTCCCGCGCGTTGCGGAAGTACGCAACGATGGTATCCCTGTCCGCGCGGGTGAGTTCCAGCGGGTCCCTGTTGAAGTAGTCCTCGAGCGAAGTGGGCAGCACTTCGGTCAAGGGGGAGTCAGCAACCTTGGACTCAGGGTTGCTTGTCGTCTCCGATGGTGAGGTCAATGTCGATCTCCTCGAGTTTGTGGGATACGTCGAGTTTCTGCGTGATCTTATCCTCCACCCGGCGGCGGAAGGTAGACACCAGCTTGGCGATCACATAGGACGGGGTGAGTCCCTGCGATCCATACTTGGTTTGAAGGAACTCCCAATCACCGGGATTGAGGTGAACGTGGTGGCGTTCCTTCGGGGCTCCAGGTCTACGACCCATTGGACGTCTCCGTGGTAGAGGGTTTGGGGGGTTCGCCCTTCAAGATCATGAGTTCCCCCTCGGGGTTGTTGGGATGGGGGCGGAACTGGAGACATGCGAGGTCGGGGTCTTGGGCCTGGGCCCTCGCTTTGTAGGCACGGGCGCGGGCGACCTGCATGTTCGAGACTGAAAGCACAATGCCCCGCTCTGTGCCAAGTGCTTGGTACAGCCACGGGGTCATGTCATCTACGGCCTTGGACATTTGCAGGTTCCTTAAATCTAGGCCTTGGGTGGAAGGTGGAAAGGTTGGAGTCCCAAGGAGAGGTGCTAGGGGGCCAGCACCTGGGCCTCTCCACCCTCCGCCGAAGGGCTAAATGCCGGGGCGCAGGAACCCCACACTGATCCTGCGCCCCGACAACCCGACAGGGAGGGGTCGGGTTAGGCGGCCGCCGGCGCCGGCTCGGCGGGCTTGGTAGCGTCGGAGAAGTCGAGACCCTCGATCTCCTCGGCGGCGGTCTGGTTGGCCAGCTTGACCCGACGCTCGGCGTTCTTGCGGATGACCTCGCCCTTCGGGTTGCCCTCGGCCAGCAGCTTGTCGATCTCGCGATCGTACCACTCGGACTTGACCGTGTTGAGCTTGATGCCCTTCTTCTTGAGGGCATCGGCGAGGATGGCCTTCGCCATGCTGCGGGCCTCCTTCTCGACGGGGTCCAGGACCTCGACGCTCGAGGACCGACGAATGCCCATCGTGTAGCCGGCGACCACGGAGTCGAGGACGTGCTGGAGGGCGGCGGCGTTGAGGGTGGCGGTGCCGGCTTCCAGCTTCTTGTCGAACTCCTTGAGCTGGACATCGGTGACGGCCTTGAGAGACTCGACGTCCTCCTTGCCGGCGATGGCCGCCCGCTTGGCCTTCTCGACCTGGCTGCGGAAGTTGTTGCCGACGTTCTCGAGGTAGGTCTGGTTGAGGGCCGCGGCCTCGTTGGCAGTCAGGACGTCGCCCTCGGAGAAGGGGGTCGGCGCGTCGAAAATGAGGCCACCAATCTTGATCTTGCGGCGGGGAGTCTGGTCGGTAATGGGCTTCATTTGAAGCACTCCTTCGGTTGAGGTTGGGCGAATTTCGCTGCCCGGACTTGGCGGGCACAGCGCCCGCGCGCAATTGTGATCATGCGTAACGGGCGGTGAGTTGTCAAGG